GTAACGCTGAAATCCTTTCCTCTGCTGCTTTCTTTTCGGCTTCTAGCCTTTCAATTGCTGCCTTTGCGCCTGCTTTGTTTCTACCTCTTAAACTGTCGTATCTTTCTTCTTGCTCGGCCAAAGATTGATTTACCTCATCAAGCCGCTCTTGCACTGCCTTTATAGAAGATAGGTTTTCAGTTTTTATAAAAGTGTTAAAAAAATCGATTAGGGTTTGTGTCGCGTCGGGGACTACTTCTATAACATCGCCAAAAAAATCATCGAGAGTAGGCGCTAATGTAGCCGCAATAGCTTCAGAGGCCGCGCTGCTTTGTTCTTGAAGTAATGAGAAGCTACTAGCTAAATCTTCAAGCCCTGCCATCTCTTCGCCGCTAACCCTGATTGCTGCGGTTGCATCATCAAAAGCAGTGGTTAGGCGTTTCATTTCTTCGCCGCCCCTGGCTAATAATGGTATTAATAACGTAGTATCAGAGGCTATGCTTTCAAGGAAAAAGCTTTGCTCTTCCATTGAAACGTTTGCTTCGTCCATTGCATTTTTTACAGCCTGTAAAACTTGTGGACCTGATAAGTTCTGCAAGCTTTGCGCTGTCAATCCAACTTTAGGGGCTATGCGCTCAAAGAAATCAGCAAACCCGCCACCGCCGGTAGCAACAAACTCACCAAGCTTTTCGTTCACATCTTTTGAAATGTCGCTCAGTTTTTCGGCAGAAATTCCATATTGATCTGTGGCAAAAGACAAAGCTCTAAATTCTTTAGTAGATGCGCCTGCAACGCGAGCTAAGTTTTGCATCTCTCTTGAATTTGCGGCAATCTTTACAGATAAGGCCGCAACGCTGCCAGCCGTGGCAACCGCAATAGCTCCAAACTGTGCAAGGCTTTTAGCTGTCTTGCCTATGTTTGTTTTGAATTTATTTACGCTTTTTTCTGCTTCCTCAGTGCCTTTTTTAACGTCGCTAGCGTCAACACTGACCTTTACACTTATTCCTGGTATTTCGTTTGCCATAATTAATCCAGCATGTCATATAAGCGCTCAACATCTTCCTGTGTCAATTCGCCGTGTGTTTTAACGGCTTTAAGCTGCGGCGTCTTTGCATCATATAGCCAGAATAGTTGGGCTGGCGTAAACTTCCAAAACTCTGCGGCACTGCACCAGCCAGCACCGACAACAGTTTCAAAGTAGCTTTTTACTAGCTTTCCGCCGCCTGCGGCTTTTTTTCGGTTTTACCGCCTAGTTTCTCTATAGTTTCCTCGGGCGGAATAAGTATCATCAGCAAACCGGCTATAGCTTCATTGGTTTTTATAGCGCCATCACTGATAAAAAGCCTTGAATAAACCTCTTCGACATCAACTTTGCAGCCTGCAAAATTTAAAGCGGCAGCATAAGCTTTTGCTAACTTGGTAAATTGCTGCTTAGGTGAATATAGATCAATTAGCGTTATATGCTCTTCGATCTCAGCACACAAAGCAAAAACATTGTCAGCATCAACTGAATAGCTCGAGCCGTTATACTCGAGCGTAACAGGACCAAACATCGACATTATTCAGGAGCCGGCGTATAAGTGATTTCGCCAGTCGATTGCAGCGTAGCTTCAAATGTAACAGCGCCATTATATTCACCTGAATAAGTTACAGCATTTAGAAAAAAATCACCTTCATGCTCTGCGCCATCAGGGTAAACTATTTTGATATCTTGAAGAGATATAGAGCTAGTTGCTGCAGAAATAGCCGCTAGCAAATCGTCGTCTTTAGTAATACCACTAACAGAAATATCAAAAGTTCTATTGCCTGGCTCGGCCAATAAGGTGCGCCAAGCGTCGGAGTCGTCTGTTGTGATGTCGATCGGCTCGTTATTAATAGAAATTGATTTAGATTGAACGCTAGCTATAGTGTTGTATGTTGTGCCGCCATCGGTTGACCTTTGAATCAATAAATCGCGTCCTGGTGCTTCAGCCATTTTTATCTACCTTTGCAAAGTTTAAAAATTTTAATCAGTTTATCATGTTTTTTTATACGTCAAAAGCTGCGGTTACTTCCCATGTTGTTACGTCGCCAAGTCCAGCAGATGAAACGCTATAAGTACCAGTGGACCCGCTAAAGCCTGTTAAGGTTGGGTTGCTGTCTGTTGTTGGATTACCATTTGAAACAGGGGTGGATCCGTTTGCACCATCCCAAGAATAAAAAACACCATTGACACCAATATAAACGTTACCCGTTTCACGCACCACTATAGTGATAATGTCACCCTGAGAAAGGGCAACGGCAACCGCTGAATTATTGCCAGTTGAATCATCTTGAAAAAATCCGTCTGAAGTTATAATCAATCCGAAGCTAGAGCCATCAAAAACATCTATACTAAACCCATCACCTAAGCCATTGAACGAATCAATAGTAAATGTTGATTCTATCCCTTGCGCGCCTAGCTCAAATTCTGTCGATGCAGCCAAAACAGGATTAAATGGAAGCGCTTGGTAGTCACTGGTAGCAGTTAGATTGTTATTGCTTAGTAAAACTTGGGCCGATGTGTTTATATCAAAAACAACAACCCCAGACTCAGTCGTTTCATCTGTACTTTGCAGCGTTGCCTCGAAAGTTACCGCGCCGTTGTATTCCCCTGTAAAAGTTAAAGAATTTAAATAATAATCACCTTCCTCTGTACGCCCTGAAGGGTAATTAATAGTGGCACGACCTATAATGAATGAAAGATCACCAGACCTTATTGCTGATATTAAAGCATCATCTTTTGTAATACCGCTAACTGATATATCTACGGTTCTATTGCCTGGCTCTGGCAAAAGCTCCCTATAGCCATTGCTATCGTCGGTAGTAATATCAATAGGCTCATTGTTTTTTTGTATACTTTTGCTTTGAACTGCTGCAATTCTGAAGAAAGCAAAACCATCAAAAATCTCTATAAATAAATACCTACCGCTGGATTCTGCCATTTTAGTCTCGCATGATTCTAATTAAATACTCGGCCAAGCCGTGATAAGTCAGTCCGTCTGTGTCAATAACTGTTTGAGAGTTAACGAATTGTAAATCAATTGTGTGATAACCCGTAACGCTGATTTTGTTGCGGTTCAATACCTGATAGATTTGCTCCATTATCTCAAGCACTCTTTTTCTCCCGTTTTGCCTATCCCAAACATGCAAAACCAGTGCATTTTCACTGCCCAATGTGGTGTCTGTAGAAAAATCACCTTCCACATTTTCACCAATGGTAATGTATGGAAAATCATTATAATCCTGATCTACATTGTCAAAAACGCCTGTTACTAAAGACATCAATGCAGCGTCACCCGTTAAAGTGCTATAGAGTGATTCCTGTAATACAAAACTCATAACAAAGCCCCTGCGCGCCTAAGACCTGCAATCAAAATAGATTGAAACTTCTTAACGTTCTTTTGCCTAGCCGGTCTTAACCACGGGCGTTCACGTATTTTGCGCGTTCCATATTCTAAAAAGAATCCGTATTCTAAAGGGGTGCCAACAAAGGCAAATTTCTTTTTAATAATGGAAGTGATACTTCCAGCTAATCGCCCTGTATCGCTTGCCGGTGCCTCGCCTGGGGCTGATGCTTGATGAATTCTGTTTTTTGACCCTTGATTTAGGAACATAAAAAACTTCCCATCTCTTTCTATTACTGTGCCGCTGCCGTCTGAAATATATTCATAAACAGAACCCGATTTTGTTCCGCGTTGAATAGACTTAACCGCATCACCCTCAATAGAAAGCGCTGTTATTCTGATAGCATCGGCTGCGGCGTTATCTATAAGCTTTTCATACCTTCCCAAGGATTGCTTTAGCTCTTCTATGCCTTCGACCTTTATTGTCATGTTGCTACGCCTTCCATGCAGAGCAATTTCCACATTGCATCGCCCTCACCAACGTTTAAAGCCGCGTTAATGTTAAAAGTTCGACCATCAAAAACAATACGTTGTTTTGTGTCGATGCTGGCAACATCTGCAACCCTAATATAAATTGTATGGCTTGTCTGTGTTTGAAGCCTTTGCGCTTGCTGTCTTTCGCTTCCGCTACTCGGTAATATTGCCAAAGAAATATTAGTATTAGCATTAGTCCAACTTCTAGAAGATGTGCCGCCGCCCTCATCTGTTCTTACTTGGCTTTGAATGTCACAAGATTGATCATTTTCAAACCTATCCATGAGGCGATTTGCTACGCCTCGCATTCTGGAATAGAAGTCTTGGCTTGCTAAGGTCATGATCTAAAAACCTCAAAAGAGATTCCGTTATTACCTGAACACAGAATTTTTTGAAGCGTTGATTCTGCAGCCGTAACAATCGTTCTAGTGCTGGCATTATCTGCGTATTCAATTTCCATTGAATCCAGTTTTTCCTTCTTAACGGTGCGCTCTTGGTTGCTCATAGGGTCATAACCCTGGTCAACAGAAATCGCGTACCACATTTGACCGTCGATTAATTGCTGAGGTATTTCGTCGGTATCATAGCCAAAACCATCAATAACAACGCCTGAACGCGGCCATTGTAATGCTTGATCTTTAGTCCACTTGTCACCAATAAAGCAAAGCGTTTCTAAGTAGTCCTTAGCTTTAATTAAAACCTCTGTATCATCGCCATTGTTGCCGGTTAAAGCTATGCCTCTATTAGATAGAAAGGTATCAAAATCCTCACCTGAAACATAAGTATTAGAGTTAGTTTTCCCGCTTCCGTCCTCGACTATTAGTGTAGCCATTGCTTAGACCTCAAAAGTTAAAAGTTTATCATTTTAGGGGCTTCTGGTGAATATTACAGTCGTGCCAGCATCAGATATGCCTGAACCCGTTTTTTCAGCCTGCACTAATAAATTAACAGGCTGGTTTGTTGGTAGCGGGTTTACTAAATCATTAACCAGATCAATGTTAAATGTTTTAGGTTCTGCGGTTGTATCAGTATTTGACGCCTCCCAATATACGGTCGATGTATCAGCATCTACTACCCTGAAGCTAACCGTTCTTGAGTTATTATTAGATTGTAAATATTTACAAGTTATTGAGTCACCATTGGCGTCCGTAATCGAATCGGTTGTCGTATCAATTGGGAATCTTAAGTGCGCTGTTTGTGCGGAATAGCTATTAGGGATAGTTCCATCCCTGTTGCCACTCACCGCAAGCTGCTGCCCGTCCTGCCAAGTTGCATATTTTACGCCGTTTATAACGCCGTTAATATCAGCGCTCGCATCTATAGTAATATTGCCTGTTACCTCCGCTATGATTCCATTAAATACAGATCCGGCCTCGATTGTTAGATCCCCTTCCACTGTAATGATATCGCATCTTGTTATTGATCCTGTTTCAATTGAAACATTACCGAAAACGTTATCAATATTTAAACTACCTATGCCTGCCTCTAAGGTTAAATTTCCTATAATTGCATGACTTGATATGCCATGAATGCCGCTTTGTATTTCTACGCTTCCTGTAATTCCATGTAAAGAGGTGGTGGATGCGGCACCATTTAAAACAACATTTCCAGCCATGCTTAAAACGTTTATAGCGATAATGTTATTAGCGGTATGATTAATATCGCCATCAAGATCATCTATATCTATAGTACATCTTGCAGATGAACTTATATTAATGCTGCCATCATGATCTAAAATATCAAAAGAAGAAATACCACCAGATTGGTTAATATCGCCTGTTAATCGCTGCGTATTTATAGTTGTTTCGCCGCCCGAAATGTTAACGGCTCCGCGCATATCTGAACAGCTTATATCTAGTTCGCCGTCGCTTTGGTCTACCGCTGTTTGGTTATCTAGCCCAATTTCAGAACTTCTAACGTGTAAATGTCCTTGTATCATTTTTATCCCGGTGTTGCCGGTGCCGCTGCCGTCGTTAGTCATTGAGCTAACATCTAGCGCTAATGACTTTGTATTTGTTGAATTGTATTCAATAATTGTGCAGTTATTAGGGTTAGATAAGTATAATTCTGGCGAGCCTATGTTAAGTTCGTTATATTGGAGCCGTCTAGGTGTGCCGGTTGAGTCGTATTTCACCAGCAAACAATTATCCGCATTACAGGAAATTTGCCCAATGTCGGCAAAGTTATCGAGACTGTCCCCGCTGATATGGTGCCCTATATCGCCTAAGCCATTAAGAATTACGCCAAATAATATTGGTGAGCATCTATCTTTTGAATTTGAATCTATTGCGGTTTCTCCGCCGAGGCCAGTTGTTAATATTGATGCTAAACGAGCGTAAGCATTCTCTCCTAATTTAAGAGTTCCGGTGATGCTAGAATCTTGAAGGTTTAAACGAGTGTTATCCGGCTGTGTAAAATCAGCTTGTTCTATAGTAAGAGCGCCGTATCTTGTGGCGCCTGTTTCGCCAAGCCAAACCGGAGACTGCAAACTAGGCTCTAAATCTAAAGCTGCATCAATTGCAGCCTGCAGTGTTCTTTTTGCTTTCTGGTCCGTAAATCCGCTATTTGAATCTTGACCGCCATTAGAAACAAAAATATTTCTAGCTCTGTCTTTTGTTGCGCCTGCTATTTGCCCCGTGTAAGTTCCATCGCCGTTGCTTATAATTTCTATAGGGAAAAATCCGTCTGATAAATAACAGTTAACGATATCGCCAGGCTCTAATTCAAGCCTAGAGTCGTTAAAATAGCCAGGCTCTAAAACTGACTCTAAAGGCTCAATACCTGAATAAGCATATATTGAAGGAATGCCAGGTCGTTTATTTACGCCGTTTTGGATAAAGTTCTCATACTTAAAAGACATTTTAAAAACCTCTTTGTTTATTCTTCAGATTTTGATTTTTTGGTTGTTCTTTTCTTAGTTGGCTTTTTAGCATCTTCTGTTTTGGCTTCTTCAGCTTTTGGAACTTCTTTTTTAGCTTCCTTCTTAGCTGGCTTTTCTTCAAAAAGCGTATGCTCTTTTTCGTTAAAGTCTTCTTTAGCGATGTTACAAAAACCCGTTTCAGAGTTTTTATTGACAATTCTAACCGTTTCTCTTTTCATAACTTAACCCTCGAA